GAGCTATTGGTTTGTCGTGTTTAGTAGCCATTATGACCCCATCCAAGAGTTAGAGACTGCACCTTGATTCTGGTACGTATTCTTTCGGATTATACCCTTATATTCCCGATGTGCAACAGGAAAAGCGAAAGTCAATGCAATAGCGTCGGCTGCGTCAGGTGACGCTAGTCCTCTTGATCTCATGTCTTTCTTCGATTCCAAGAATATGCTTCCCTTACTATCAGGCTTCATCATGGGCGAGATCAAATCACTTTTCAAGTACCGATCCGTAGGCACGCTGGCTGACTTAAGCCATTCTCGCATATCGCCCCACATCTCCGCCCGTTTGTTACCATACATCATACTGTTCTTCGCTTTGTTCCCGAAGTTAACACCTTTGATCTTGTACCGTTGCTCTTTTAGTCTGTCCACTACACCAGCTCCTAGCCCACCTTCGTCGATGTTGACTAGCGCTGGTTGATATTCTTCGATGGCCTCGATCACCCGCCCAACTGTTTCCATTGTATCGTCACCCTTGTGCCGCTTGATAGCTATCACATCCCGCCCTTGTCTGACAGCAATGACGGTTGAGTCCGACCCAAACCGTGCAGGGTCAACCCCAATGATGATGGGCGCAGTATTGTCCTTGTACTTTTCCCGTTGCATAGCTTCTTCAACTGTGTTGACGCTGATGAACTGATCATCCGATGCGTTCGGGAACAGTCCGTACACTTCGACGTGGGCTTGCACCGAGTCAGAGCCGTACTCAGCGATGATCTGTTCATAGACGTTCTTGTCTGTACCTTCGACTTGGCGTGAGTCGATGTTGCGGTTTTTCCAAAACTCCCGCTTGGAGTGGAACGCTTCGTAGAAATATCCCGAATTCCGCCGTGGGTTGCTAAACGCCATCCAAAACCTGTTGGGCGTATTTTCCGTGAAAAACCCAGATGTCACCGCCCAGATGCTGTCGTCGATACCCGACGCCTCATCAAATATAACCATTACCCCGTCGTAGTTGTGAACCCCTGCGTAAGCGTCAGGATTCTCCGCCGACCATAGCCGTCCTTCAACGCCCCAATACCTTGTGCCTTTTTTCAGATCCCGCTCAACTAGCTCAGTCAACCATTTGGCTGGCATTACTCGCGTGGCTGACACTTCGAACCAATGGCTGTTAATAGACATGGATAACCACTTAGTAATCTCCGCCCAGGTGACGCTGCGCAGCTGCGATTCCGAGTTAGCCGACACGATGACGGTTGCGCCTATCCGTGTCGTTAACATCCAATGTTCTAGCCATGAGACTAACGCTGACTTACCAATTCCGCGCCCAGACGCTACCGCTTCTCTTAATACATCAAAGTCTAGCTTGCCTTGATTCTGCTTAATATGTTCGGCGATGTCTAGTAAGATCTCACGTTGCCATTTTCTAGGCCCTGTGAAATTCTCCAGCGGCGTACCCTGTTGCGCCCACGGATAGCAATACATCACAAACGCTAGCGGATTGTCCTTGATTGCAGGACTCCACAGGCGTGACATTAACTCTTGTTCATCTTGCGCTGAGTAAATGGTAGATTGCATTAGTCAAATTCTTTGCTAAAACGTATGTTCCCACCGTACATTCGTTTAGGCATTGTTTGTGCGCCCATGTTGCCTGACACATCTAGCCTACCACCTAAGAACGGCATACCATATCCTGCATCATACATATTGGGCATATACTTAATCGAGCCGTCTGGCATCTGCACCGCTATACCCGTTGCGCCAACACGTGCCATGCCTGGGCCAAGTGATGTACTTCCGCGCAGTTGCCCCAACAATGCTTGTGGCATATTCATCTGATCTTGGTTATAGATGTTAGTTCCTTGCGGTACGTCTTGCATTAACTGCTGCGCTCGCTCATCCCGAATTGATGTATTAAACTGCGGTGGTGGTTGCGGCGTAAACAAATTCAAATCTACATTTGGATCGTTGCGTAGCGGTATGTTGGTTGCTGGCAAGAACTGACGCTCGCCACCGTAAGGCGCAACATTTGGATTGCGCGATCTGGTTTCAGGCCCCAAGGTTTCTTGCATCATTAGCGCATTACGCAGTTCATTACTCATGCCAGGGTAACGGTCATACGAATCATCGTTAAACAACATCTTGCTTAACGAATTAACATTCTGTCTTTTATCCGCCATTACGCCACCTTTTGTTTGAGTTGAGGTTTCACGTGGAACGCTTCCTGATCATCCACTTGTTTGAACACGCCTTCGATCACGCGCTGTTGCGCTTGTTCGAGTGCGGCTGTGATCGAGATGCGCTGCTCAACATCTATCGACAGTTGTTGTTTAGCTACCCAGCCATGCTGGTGCTTAAGGATTTCTAGCGCAGCTTTAGCGTCACCATCGGCTGCGGCTTTGTGCAGTATCGCTGATAACTCCATCTCGCCATCGGCTTTGCCTTTTTGTTCAGCATACTCCGCAATGGGATCTAGTTGCGTGAGCTGTCGGTATTCGGTAGGGCGCATTCCAGCTGCGAGTGCTAACGTGTCGCCTTTGAGTCCTAACTTGGCAGCATCGTAGATGCGTTGCAATCTAGCCTCGGTAGCTTCTAGCTTGCGTGGCTCATACACATAGGAATGAAAGTTATCAAACATGGTGGAATCTTAGCATAGATTTTTTATAAAAAAATAAAAAGTTTGAGCAAACGTTCCGCCGCCATAGGGCTGTTCGGCTCGGCCCTACCCCCCCCATGCTAAAAGTTTTTGCCCTCTGCTAGTAAGTGCTTGCTAACAACTGTATTGCCCAGGCATTCGCCCAGGGAGAGGCATGGATAACTAGGACAAGATGGGCAAAAGGTTTTAGGTTGCTAACTGTTAGCAAATAGCACATGGGCAATATGGACAAACAAAAAGTATTAGCCCACATTGACCACAAACATAAAGAGGGAAAAAAGCTAGGAACAAAAGGCGTGCTGCGAGCGTGGGTCAAATGGACAAATGGACAAGTTGGTTTTAAGTCGCAACAATAGCAACTCTATATATACATATTCAAATTCATAGAATTAGTTAAATATTATTATCCACAATATCCACATTGAAGCCGTGCAAGGTTCTCACACGATTACGCATTGTCCATTTTACTATCCACATGGATAACGCTTTTTATCCACATCCAACATATTTGCATAAATGTAACGAAATCCGTTGCAATCTAAAATTAGATGTGTTCAAATCAAGGTGTAGTAATTAATTAACTAAACTAAAGGAATCTAATCATGATACAAACTATCAACCTACACGAATTTAGAAAAGCATTCCACGATATCAGACCAACCAACTTCTCATATGATGCGCTTGAGATCTTATTTGAGTATTTAGATGAGATAGATTCAGAGTATGAATTAGATGTCATATCTATCTGTTGCGACTTTACAGAATGCTCATTGGATGAGTTCTTTAAGTCTTATTCCGTAAATGTTGTTAACGATGCAACGGATGAGCAAAAGAAAGAAGCCATTAAAAACCATATTGAGTATCACGGCTTTTGGTTCGGCTTTGTGAATGATGGTCAATCAATCGTATACGAAAACTTTTAAGGATAACTAAACCATGCAAATTAACTTAACTATTTATATTAGTGATACTGACATTGAGGAAAGTCTTATTGCTAATCCTCAATTGTCAAAAGAAGATGTTTTGGGAACAATCAACAATGCAATCTATTTAGGGGGCGATTGCATTGGAGCGATATTAAATCGCCAATTAGAAATTACTAGCATTGACTACTACATTCAAAAGGAAAACACAAAATGAATAACTTATCTATTGAGGAAGTTTATACGGGTGGCGGATGCGATCATTACGAGTTGCATTTTAAAGAGTACGATATCTTTTTTGTTATTAATAATAACGATTGCAACATCCCAACAGAGGGCGAAGATTGGGGCTTTTGTTCTTATAAAACCGAAGATGACCAAAACAATGGCGATTGGATCGACTGTATCGGGCCGCTCGATGATTTTAAAAAAGATAACTTGATTGAGTTTTTTAAAGGTTTTGTAATCGCCAAGGGTTTAAAAAAGATAGAGGGATATTTTGAATTAGATCAAATTGATTTTAACGAATTGGCGCACGATATTGCCAATGTATGCGAACCTCATGTCTTACATGATGCTTTGTATTTTTACTTGAAAACACTCACAAAAGACCAATTAGATGTTTGGCTCAGTACATTAGACTCAAACCAATCTTTTAAACTAATCGACTATATAGAGGAATAACACTATGACATCTTTAAACAAAACCGCCTCATGGGTAATTGTTGATAAAACCAGTAATAAGGCAATACATGAGACATTCTCTTATGAATTCGCCAACATGATAAACAAAGCAAAATATGAAGCCGTGCCTATTCTGGAATACTTACAAAACTTCAACAAAGGACTAACACAATGAAAACATTAATTAATTTTGATTTAATCATAGCGCACGCAATTGAACATGGCGCAAATAGAGGGGACTACTCATTCCAATTTTGGGAAGCCTTTGATCAGCTTTACCCTGATGTAACAGATAAATATGCAAAAGCGTTAGAACCTACGGATGAGGTCACACAATGATATTTAATTTTGTGCTACCCGTTTTATATGGCGTAATAATTGGGCTTACTTTAAGCCAATACATTTAAGGAAAACATGAAAACATTTATTGATTATTTACTGGGTGGCTTATTTATGGTCGCAATGGGCTTAGGATTGGCGTTAATTTATATCTACAAAACAGGGGGTTTTTAATGTACATAGTTCACTACAAAATACAAGGCGAAGATTACAGTATCAGGTTTAACGATAAAACATCTGCGCAACTATTCGCCAACAAATATAACGGAGTAATCTCATGCTAACCGCTTTCATCGTCAGCGCCATAGCGCTCTTAATCATAGCCGTATTCGACCTATAAATCCTCAACCAGTAACTAAAAAGCCCCTTAATTGGGGCTTTCTTTTTACTTGATATTGACGCTTTGGGTTGTTGGAACATCCTCAAGCGCACGCCTTAACTCAGACTTACTCAAAATTGACGCTATTTCGGGGTCAGCAAAGATGTGTTTCTTTGTGTCAAACTCTCTCGACTTCAACCGTCCACAGTCTACCCAGCCAGCCTCTTTAAGAGCGTGCAAGAGTGCAGCCTGTGGCACTTTGACATTGGCGGGGGCTAACCCAGTCAATCGGTCACAAAGCGAATGGAAGGGCGAACCGATGACACCCTTAGCGAACTCACCCTTGCGACCCTTGAGCATCTCAACCAAGAACGATTCAGCCATAGACATTCCATGCTCAACTAAGTTAGCCTTAAACTCGGTCATCATTGGCGATGCGGACGGATTAAACTTGCTCACATCACGAGCATATAGCCACGCTGAAATCGATTCGAATCCACCATGTCTATACCAATCCCACATTTCTTTGGCCTTGTTCGAATCCATCCGCCCCGTAGCCGACCACACGCAAAACCATCGCCTATCTTGAGACGCTAAAGAGATTGGAACAGGATCATTTGAGAACGCTAAAACGAACAGTCTATTCGCCATTTGGTATGGGTGTAAACCCTTACGATTAATCGGCAACATCTCAGGCGGCGCTGCTATGATGGGTTTTAACTGATTGGCCAACTGTCTGCGCGCGGACGCATCGGGTTCTTTTAACTCATTAATCAATAAAATTTCAGACTCTAATTGATAGCCCCATTGGCTATTGATAGAGTTGTTATCCATAATGCCACGGTTCTTCAGGTGACTGCCACAGACTGACCAAATGAACGGCGCCCACATCGTGTCCTTACCGCAACCCTCATCGCCACCATGCAAGACGGCATGATTGATTTTTAATTCGGGATGTTGCAACTTGAAAGCCATGATATTAAGTAAGTGTTCTAACTCCTCTGGCTCAGGCACTAACTCACGGCAATGGTCTAGCCAAGACGCTATTTTCGATTCCGATGCAACCACGGATGACACATCGGGGCGAGCGTCACGCCAACGATTACCATACAAGTCGCCGTCACGAGCGACTAGCACAGTCTCACCCGCAGCGTAAGTAATGCCCACAAGCGCCTTAGCGCCTGACGCTTGTCTGTTCTGGTCAAAGCAGATAGATGCTTCTATTTTGGTGTTTGTGTGTAGCGATAGACACTTGATGTGACGGAATAAAGCGTTGAAAGTCTGTCTCGACACCTCACGGCGGTCTTGCATATCGAAATAGGATTCGTCGTCTTGGACGTAGGCGAAACGCTCATACCACTTGGACTTCTCGACTCTGCCCAGCTCTTTACGCTCGACCTCGGCTATCTTGGCATCGGCATCGTCTGTGAACATATCTGATGGGGTAATCTTGGCAAGCGCAACCGTCATCGCCTCGGCAATCAACTGATCACGTAGGCCATGTGTAACTTTAGGGCCACCGTTAGCGGCAACCCAATCGAGAAATGTTTGGCTGCCGAAATCGACACAATGCGAGTGCAGACAGCAATAACTACGATCTAGGGGTTTGTACCGACCTTCGGGGTTGCCATCGGTGTGTTCGGCATTGTTGGGGCAAGTGACTGATAACCACCCTTCGCCGTTGATCTTCGACAATACCATGCCTTGATCATTCATCCATGCTAACACATCGTCACCGCCATTGTCGGCAAGTCTGATCGGCGCGTAGTAATTCGTATCGGCAGGCGCAGGCGTTACACCTAGCGCCGTGCAAATGTCGCCTAACGTGTAATCACGTTTAGGATGAAACTCGACTAGCTTAGCTTCGAAGTTATCACGCCCAGGCTTCAGGTTAATCGAGCCTGGCAGACGTACATTGCGAACTGCATTAGTTGCGCCAGCATCGGTGTAGCCTGCCGCAGCAATGGCTTTGATCGCTGCCGTAAACTCACCCTTAGTCGGTTGCTCCGAGAAAGCATAGCCGTATTGAAAATTATCAGGGCTTGTCTCAAGAATCCATGTCGGTGCAAGCGGCGGTGTTTTCGACTTGGTGCCAATGTCATCTAGCATCATAAATAGCACGAACTCGCAATTGGCTGCGGACGCTGATACGCGTCCTTCCTCAAAGCGGTCTATGATAAACGACGCCGTATTGATGTACCACGCCTCACCAGCTCGCATCTTCTGACTTGGCAAGTACGCAGGCCATGTACATTTAATAGCGCCGTCAGCGTGCAACTGTAATTCGCCATCCTTCAACTGTGGCTTTTGGCGCACAATCAAGGCAGTCTCGCCCTCTGGCGCTAAATTCGTGATAAACTCTAAAAAGTTGTACATTGTGTTTCCTTCCGTGAATTAATTATCCCCTAGCCCATCTAGGGGATTTTTTTTACTCAGTACATTCGCATGGTGCTTCAAAACCAACGCTAGGTAATGGTTGATTTTGTAAATGTAATTCGATTAAATTTTTCCAACTAAAACGCCTGCCTAAACCTTTAATTGTAGTTAAATCGGCTTGATCTTCAATCGCAACTGCACGATTAAATAAATCAGGATGCTTATTATATAGCTCGATGACCTCTGCCTTTTTTGACGAAGGACAGAAAAAACACGCGGATTTGCCAATGTTTTTAAATCCGTAGCGCTCCATGACGCCTAAACAATCTTGTCTATCCCATCCCCATTCAATCAAAGGATATTCATGCGTAAATTTAGGATCATCACGCTTGGCTGCATTATCAGCGCGATGACTTTCATTTGCATCATAACCTATGTATTTAACGCACTTTTGCCCTATTTTCCATACTTCTTTAGCAGGCGCCCAATGGTTTAAATATTTGTCTTGTGGCTGAATTTTATGTTTTTGTGAGCAAGATTTAAAACCGTACGCAATTGCAGGTAAGTTATTTCGACGATGACATTCTTGTTCCAATGTTTCTAATGATCCGTCACGTCTAACTTTTTTAACTATGGTAATTATAGGATGACCATGCGTTGCTAACCAAGTACTAAAATTTTCTATGTGCGCGTATGTCTCTGGTCGCTCTGCGCCTGTGTCAGCAAACAAGATTAAGTCTATTGGCCTTTTATTCTCTATCAAGCCAAGAACCATTGCGGTTGAGTCTACGCCACCGCCGAACGCTACGATATGTTTCATTTTCCGTACCTCGTCATAATATTAGCCTCAACGTCTAGTGGTAATCCCTCAGCCCATACAGGTGGGGTACACATAACGTCTTTGATTATTTGTACTGCTATTTCAGGTGTTGCTGACTCGACCACAATTTCATCATGGACGTGAAGTACCACATCATCCAAGCCTCGCAAAGCGTGTCGCAGTAAGTCATTGGCGACTGCTTGCGTGATGTTTTCACAGGCGAGTCCTTTCCAGAGTCTTGCTCTAGGCCACTCTTTAGCGTCTGCTGCGGGTTTCCACGATGCTTTGGCATAACTGACTCCATCTGTATCTAATCGGGCGAATGGATAGCATAACACACGCCCACTTGGAAGTGCATACCACAAGTGTTGCCCATCAAATAAATAGGTTACTCGCCCTGCTCTGAACTCATGACCTTTGTTACGCATCGCCCTTGTGTAAGCATTTTCAAGGTCTTGCCAGTACGGTACTGACCACGGATTCGCTAGACGCCACGCATTAACCATCCGCTTGGCTTCAGGTTCGGGTAACAAAATACCGTACGCCCGACCCATCGCAGCGAACGCTCCCACGCCACCAGCGAATCCACAGGCTAACTCTTGTACCTTGCCGATCTGTCTCTGCTCGGATGTAATCTGATCAACAGGTACATGGAAGGTTGCGCTGGCATTGACCTTGTAAACATCCTCACCAGTACGGAACAGGTCTAACTTCTTGATGCCTGCTGGACAGTTAGACAACCACGGGTTGACGCGTGCTTCAACGGCTGCCCAATCAGCAACAACTAATGATTTTCCCCTATCGGATATAAGGGCAGGTCGGAGCATTGACTTGAGTACATCTGTGATCCGCCGTCCAAAGGCAGGGACAATTGCGTGGCCTCTAACCATAGCGGATCTAACGGCATCAGGCTCCTTGGCACACTTTCGGGTAAAGTTGTGGACTTGCGCTCCGTAACTACTTGCCCGACCTG